TACCGAGGGGCGGGGACCGGATGATTGCAAAAATCAACATCCGGATCACCCCTCGCCTTTCTTGTACGTCTAGTCTAGTCCAGTGAGGTCGAGGAGTTGCTGGGGATCGTAGGTGTCCACATTTGAGTTGAGGAGTGTCTCGGCTTTGTATGCCGAGTATCGTGTTCTAAACACGAGTTTGTCTGGATCGATTGGTTGAGGGAGCAGGCCTTTGTCGCTTCCTCTTCCAACGTTCCAGAGTCTTTCGTTGCGTCTGATCGCAACGACGACACTTCGGCCTACCTCTTGAGATTTAAAGATATCTTCAAGATCTAGGCTGCTGTCAAACAGAAGATCAACACATTTCATCGCAACCCATGCGGTGTATCTGTCGACTTCTTCACTCTTCCTTGTCACAGTGAACGGCGTAGGTACGCGTTCCTCTGCGAGTTGCCACACCTTCCAAGGGGCTTCGGCATGTGCGAGGCTTACTGGTTTTCTCTTGTTCCACTGGAATAAGATCTTTTGCGCAATGCGAAGATCGAGTTCCGATGGTTCTTTGAGGCCAGTCAGCCCTACGCCGCCGATCCACTCGGGGATGTACCAAGGCAATCGCATTGAGGTCAGTAGCCTCCTGTGATTATGTAGAAACCTGTTGTGCACGTTCTCCTGAAGGTCTAGTGGGCATAGTCTTAGCATCTCCCGGTACCGCGTGCCGAGATTGTTTCGTGGGTCGTCTTGGTCAACGAGACCAACCTTTAAGCCTGATCTTTTCAGGCCGACTAGGAGACCCATGTTAACATATCTCGTCAAGTGGAAGGGGCATGACCTGAGAGCACCTGATGGTGCTCTGATCTCGTGAGGTGTAACCTCATCTCTCCGGAATTGTGTTGAGTTAATCTCCACAAATTCGGAGGAGAAGTAAGTCTTTCCGACTGACTCCTTGAGACCTGCGTAATCGGCAATCATACGCCAGGCATTTAGACCCCGTTTTGTACACCTTGCTGCGCAGTCGTCGCCGTTGATCATCATTGGTGCGTCCTGTAGTGAGAAGACACGTTTTTTGTCTATCTCCAGGGCCCACCTGACCACGGCGGCGTTTGCAATGCATAGTACGGGAAAGGATACGATGCTACCCATTAGCTGTCCTGTGCGCTGCGGTAATCCAC